GTCGGGTCGTCGCCACATTTTCTTAGCAGAAACATTATTAGCGTCCTGCCAAGGAGTCGTATAATACGAAGTGAAGTTAGAAGGACCAGTACCAACATCATCTTGATACACGCTCAACTGATCAACCTTCAACACATAAGCGTTAGAAGGATGACAAACCAAATTGTAAGTCGCACCAGTAGACGTAACAAAATCGCAGCCACTACCAACACCTTTCGCATCAGAAGTCTGATATTCGGTCCAAGCACCACTTTGCTTCAAAGAAGGATCATAAACATAACAAGCAGAAACTTTAGTGTCAGTACCCAAAGGAAGCGAAACCCAAATTTTATGGTTTACGTCCGCAACACGAATTTCATTCTGAGCAATATTATTAACCTGTCCAGTTTGAATCAGAGGACGAATAGAAGTAAACAAATCGCTAAACTGCTGACCATCATATTTGAACAGTCCATCAGGCCAAGAAAAGAAATATACGGCAGCCTCAGTAGCAACAACACTCAAAGGGTTAACAGCACCAACTTCGTTAGTCAAGTTAATAACTTGAAACGTATCAGTTGAATAACCCATAATAGCGAACACGGCACGCTTCTTGAACACAAGAAGGTTGCCGTTAAAAGGAATGATTGCAGTAATACCTGAACCACCCTCAACAATATCAATGTAATCGTTAGTTGCCCACGACTCACGATTAATAGGATGAGAAAAACGGACACGGTTAGGGTAATCAGTAGAACCCTCGGTCACATATGCACACCACAAACGATCAACATGTGAAGCAATGTAGCGACATTTGGGAGCAAACCCAGTAACAGGAGAAGAATAGTCATCCGCATACGCCGTACTAGCATCAGTCAAAGCCGTAGCAGAAGTAGTACCATTCCATTTATAACTAGCAGCACCAGTACCAATATAAAGAAAACTTTCATTACTAGCAGACCACGAAGTAAACGACGCACCAAAAGGTGCAGTCGTAGTAATACTCAAAGAAGTAAACGTTGTTGTCGCTGCCGAATAAACAGCATTATTAGCAGACAATAAAAGTTGTGGCGTACTATTATCCCAAGCGTACAACGCTTTGGGAGTAAACGAACCATTAGCAATACTACCAATAGCAGACGTATTCAACTTAGTCATGCCACCACGCATAGTTAAACCACCACGTGGATCAATATCCACGTTCAACAGATCGGGTGATTCAGTACGACCTAACTGGAATGGGTCAGCACGAAGGTTGAGTCCACCAGTAAAATCTTCTGTACGAAGCAACGACAGACGACTCATTGACCAAGAGTCCTACCAAGTGATTGCATCCACAAACGATTAGACATGCGAGGTATCCCATCAGATACAGCAAGAGGGCGTTGCGAAGGCGGACGCATAATGTCCGCAGCAGCAAGCCTTACCGCTTCGTCAAACGATTTACGGTAAAACGAGGCGAGTTCAATATCTTCCTGCAGTTGGTACACTTGCGCAACCCCGTAGTACACAAGAGGCTGATGAAGCCTTGCGTCCGCATCAACCTCAGTACCATCTGAAGCAGACCAGTTAGTAGGCTTACGATATCCACGAACAACAAGCGGATAGATGCCATCAGGCTTCGGGAAAAGATGGATCTGTTCCTGCCAAAACGTGAAATATGAGGGTCGTGAAGATTGGTCATAAGATCCCACCCAAACTGATTCAGCATCATCATAAGAAATGTACTCTAAACGATTACCAGTCGTAGAAGTATCAACGACAGAAGTGATCTCACGCAAGTTACCATCACCAACAGTGTTGATAGCATAAGCACGTTGATCTTGAACAGTGCTTAAGTTAAACGTTTTCTGATAAAAAGGCCAACGTCGCTCTAACGCAATAATGCGTTCAAAGCCATCCTTGATATACATATTGAGAAGAGTGTCAGAAACATCTTGTGCATCAAGGTCAACAATCTCACGAATCTTAGAGCGAATTTCAGTCAGGTTCACTGGCTATCTCCTTCGCTTTTTGTCGTAGATGACCTATGCAATAGTCAGTTCCTTTGGCACGAGCACCTTGACATGTTTCTTCGTTAGCCATGCAGCGAGTGTGTCCAAGGTATGGCATGCCACCAGCAGGCGCAGGTGATGCGTCTGCCGTAGCGTATGGTCGTGAGTCTCGTATTGCGGAGACCCCGTAGTATGAGTATGCAGGTGTTCCAGCCATCAATACTAGGCTGAATCGTTACCTAGTAAATGGAAACAGTTCCCTTAGTCTTTTTCTTAACTGGCAATGCTTTGTAAACTCCACCAACAGCAGGACGCTTTGGTGCGCCAGCCTTTGCACCAGTTTTTGCAGCAGTCTTTGCACCAGCACTACTAGAAGGACGTTTTGCAACACCAGCCTGTGCTTGAGCAAGCGCCTTCATGTTTGCCATATCCCGACTAGTGTCACGAGGTGTAGCAGCGCCTGCCTTTTTTGAATTCTTAAAAGTATTAACCATGTTAGACAAGTCGTCTTTTCTAGCAGCCATCATATCTCCTAATAAATAGATTCCTAAAACATCAAATAAACGTTACTTACATAACAAAAGACCCACCCCGAAGGGTGGGTCATCTGCATTCCTTGTCGGAAAAACTCAGGCAGTCTTAGCCGTAAGTTTACCCTGCTTCTTACGGTTACGGACCGTGAGGTTACCGTAGCACATGACCAGCGAGAAACGAGCATCCTTTTCTTCGGGACGCACGAATGGGGTAACTTCAAACCACTTATCCGAGTGACCAACCAAAGTGAGATACTTACTGTTCAAGAAGAACATGTTGCCACTAGGACAATCAACATCATAAGCCACAGGAGCAGCCTTGAACAACAAGTTTTGGAAGCCTGCATCAGCAGTCTTGGTGTCGGTGTAGCGCAACTGAGGTTGCAACAACGACTCATACTTTTCAAACAAAGTCTGAGTACCAAGAACCATGTCGGGATGATCGTTACCAACACTAACAGTGTTATAGGCAGTTGTCATCTGAGCAAGAGTCAAAGCACCAGCAGTGTTTTCCTCGTATGAGTTCCACCAAGTTTCAGTAGCACCATCAATGCCACCAACGCTGTTACCTGATTCAACGAGGTTACCCAAGCCGTTCCAGTTCTTGCCACTGTTACCAGTACCATTACCGAAGAACATGGCGTTGAAGCCTTCCTTCATTGACTCTTCAGCCTGCATGATCTTCGCTTCAAGAAGGTTAACCATTGCTTGTTCACCGTTGTTCTTCGCTTCTTCAATACCCGAAATAGCGATGGAAGCAGCGTACTGCTTCCAGTCAAACTCTGCAGCAGTGATACCCGACTGAGGAGTAAGCGAAACAGCATCGTAACCTGAGTACGACGACACAGTTGAGTTCTCACCATAGATGAGAGGTTCAACGATGTTAGTTCCACCATTCAACATACGAACACGACCCTTGTCCATCAAGAAATAGGTTAAAGGACGAGCGTTGAAAACGTTGTCAGTAAGTGTTTTGCGGTAGTTAGCAACTGTTGTTGCCAACAGTGTTTGTAATGCATCTCCATGAATAGCCATAATAATTACCCCTTTAAGGTTTAAGAGACACCGTGTTGCCGTTTTGCAGCAGCCCAAGCGTCAGCGATTGTTTTTACAGGTCCGACCTCATCCTTTGCAGTTCTAGCAGATGTAGCACCTGAAACAACAGACGCTGCACGTTTTGCTTCAGTTGCCTTAGTAGTACGTTCAGTTTCTGCTGAACGCCTAGCACTAACACGGTCAAAAGCAACCTGCTTAAAAACTGCTTCAAGATTCGTATTGCCCTGCGCAAGCGCAGAAGATACAACCTCTTGAGGATCAAAATCTTCACCATATTTGGTTTGCAAACGCACGATCTCGTCTTGGAGTCGCTGCTGTGCCTGCACCTGTTCAAAAGCCGATACTCGTCTATCAATCTCTTGGAGACGTTTATCAACTTGATCATCTATCCCAAAATCCGTTAAAAACGGATCATCTTCAACCATCTGTCGTGCATCATTACGGCTAATGCCATAGTGATTTGACAACAAATCAAGTGTTGAAGCAGGATCACTTTCAAGTGCTTGCCTAATAGCAGAAGCCCATTGGAGTTCTTGCTTTTGCGATGCCAACTCTTGTGTCTTGCGAGTATAATCCGCTTGACGTGAATAGCCAGCAACAGCCTCAGATAAAGGCACTCGTACTTCTTCGCCATCAACTTTTACAGTAATATAGTGATCACTGTATTCGTCCATGTCTAGAATTGGTGCATCTAGTTCGGCTAATCCCTGATCTTCAACTTGTCCATCAACAATGGGGTCTGCGCCAAGGTTATCTTCAAAGGTGTCTGTCACCTGTATCTCCTTAGAGTCCTAAATGGTTGCTCTATAGATACAAACATATCGTTACATAGTATTAGGTAACTGCACACCCATACGAGAAGAAAGCATCGCCAAAACCGAAGGGTCAACACCTGAAAGCGCATCAGGGCTTGAAGGTGGAGGGGCAACAGGAACTGGTCCTGCAGAAGGCGCACCCTGCGAAGTCATACCACCCATATCGGGAGGCATAGGCATACCACCTTGAGGTGGCATACCCATTTCAGGTGGCATACCTTCACCCATTTCGGGTGGAGGAGGTGCTTGCTGAATGAACTGATCGGGGTTCTTAATACCAAAACCAAACTGCAGAACATGCGCTGCAAGCGCAGGCATGTTAATAAGCCCAGCACCAGCAAACGGCGACATAGCGTCAACCATCTGCAAAGCCATCTGTCGTCGGAAAGACTCATTAACTGGGGCTGTAGAACCAGCCTCAACATCAAAGTCAAACTCTCCAGCAATATAGTCAGGTTCAAAAGTAACCCAAGTAGGTTCACCATCTTTGCCAACAACACGTGCTACTTGCTCACCAGTCATGAACTGTTGAGCAAGAGCAACAAGACGGAAAGCAACCTCAGCGATAGCGCCTTCAATAGTAGCCAACTTGTCAGCAGCACGAGCATTCGCAGCATCTTGAACGATTGCTGCTTCTGTCGCTGTACGACGAATCTCAGGAACACCACCACGCTGATACTCAGATACACCTGAAACAGTCTGAATGTCACCTTCAATAATGTCTGACTGACGATAGAACTCAGGAGGAGTGACTACAGCAGGGAAAGGCACAACAACGTTATTAAGGTTCTCGTCACCCGATACAGGAACTAGAACGTTATCGTAGTCTGACTCTAATGCGTCACGACCATCAGCATCAAATGCTGATTCCTTAAACAAGTACTTACGTGAGTACCGTTTACGGTGATTCATCATCTGAGTACGAGTTGCATTTAACTCACGTTGAAGAGGTTCAATAGCCTCAAGGTCACCCATGGGGTAGAAATAGTCAGGAATGTCGTAGTTTCGGATCATCACAAAAGGATGACCGAAAGCGTACGGCATATCAATTGGCTTGACTAAGAACTGTTCTGAACCTTCAGCAAAAACACACATTGTTTTTTTAGCAATGTCGTAGTATTCCCATACTTCAACATAGCCTTCTTCGGTGTCTTGAACTTTGCGTTTTGCTGGATCTTCACTATAACGACCCCACGAGGTGGCGTTAATGTTCTCACGTGCAGCACGTGAGTACCTTTTGTCGCTCTTGATATCTTTCAATGAGCGACGAATACGATGCGCAATCCACAGAGCATCTTGCATTGAAGTAGCATCAGGATCAACGTACACATCAAATGGTGATACACGCTCAACAAAAGGACGATCTTCAACAATCACGATAGATGGGGTTACTTCATTGCCTTCAACGTTTGCATCAGATTGATCTCCTTCTTCGGAGATGCTTTCTTCTTCAACATAACGATAGCCACACTTAAGCCAGCCATGACCAACAATAAGGAAGTCTTTTACAGCCCTACGGAACTCAGGTCGCACTTTGTAGTGCTTCCACCAATAGTTAATAACAGCCTCAGTAATGATTGCTTTAGGTGCGTCAGTAGGGCGACGAGCATTAACCGCAATCTTGGGATAGTTAACAGCAACACTAGGAGCGATAACGTTAATCGTAGAAAATGAGATGTTAATCAAAAGACGATCTTCATCAGAGATGTCTTCGTAATGGCGACCACGATAAAGGTCAATCAAACGTCGCCACGTATCGTCGTATTCTTCCTCACGTCGCCAACGTTTGGTAATAGCAATCTTCTTTTGATAACGAGTAAGTGCCTCGGAGTTAGAAGGACGAGCCATTAATTACTCACCTTCAATGCTATTAATATATTCTTCAGACGCACGATAAACGAAGTTGATGAGTGCGCCAACACCAGTCCAAAGGGCTGTCTTCCAAATCTCTAGACCGCCCACAGCACCACCTACAAGAATACCTGTTGATGCAAAAACGAATGTTGCCACTGCTTTCTTGGCTGATTCTGAATATTTCATAATCCCTCTTTCAAATGGTAATCAATATGATCGTCCAAACGATCATCAATGTGGTCTACTTTGTCTTCAATACGGCGAAGAACTTTATAGTTCTCGCCATGTTCCCTCGTATTGCGAGTGTCATACCTTTTTAAAGCCAACATCAAAGGACCACCAATAAGTGCGACGACAATAGGGGTAATCCAATACATTTAGATCCAACGAGTCCCAACAGGTTCGGCTTTAATGCCAGCATTGGCAGCATGCCTCATTTGTTCATCTTGACGCTGTTTAATGGTTGGACCGTGGAAGTCTTCTTTACCATGAGCAAAACCTAAACGAATACCTTTTACGTGGCAACCGAAACAGACAGCACCTCTACGTGGAAGTACGTCAAAAGAAAACAGTTTGTCACATTCTACGCAGTTAATAGATCCCATCACAGTATAAGGGGATCGTTACCTACTTCTTTCGTGCGTTATATGCACCCAATGGTACAGTTTTTAACCCTTCATCACCGTATTGGATAAAACGTTCAAACCAATGCAAACTATATTTAGGTGACGCTATTTCAGGTCTGTACTCAGGAAGCCAAACATACTTTAACATTTGATATGTGATAGCCAAAGACATTACCCTGTCGTCGTGAGGTGAACCATTCATCCGACCATTCGCATTACGAACATATGTCTTTAACTCAGCAATAGTTCGCTCACAAGGAATATGAATAACATTGTCTCGGATAGCCCCAGCCAACTCGTCAATAGCCAAAGGCTTTGACGCAGTTGTAGTACGCCAACCAATAACCTCCGAAGGTTCAGGATTGCGCTGCTGCAAACGACGCTGGCGATACATGTTCTTGTACCCGTATCGTTGCATAGCCTTAACCGTGGTTAAACCGTGGTTGTTGTTTTCTACGGCAACTAAAGCCCCATTGTAAAGCCATCCCATTTCACAGAGAGCATCACCAAAAAGGTCAGGTTCAATATGTCCATGCCAATGCGCTACAAGCGCATCTGTACGAGCATTAATAATATGCGCCGACGAATAGTCGCCATGACCTAAACCTTCAGCAATGTCAGCCCCAATGACATAAATACCATCAGGTTCAGGCATCTCCCAAATAGCCAACTCACCATCAGGGGTTTCACGGTACTCAACCTGCTTACGAGCAATAACGTGCAGATATCCACGTTGTGGTTCTTCAATCTCATATTTCATAAGATTGTCAATATCAAAAACAGGGTTACCTGACTTAATAAACGCTTCTTCAGGGCTACGAGGGTATTCTTGGTGCAACTGCCAAGAAGGCATTGTTTTAGACTTGGACTCGTACCATTGTTCGTCACGGTCACCAGCAGACCAAGGCCAAAAGATACCTTTAAACAAGTTTGTTTTGTTTTGTGACCCAACCCACATCTGATGAAAAAAGTTACCTGACCCGTTAGCCGTACTTAGACAGATAACACGACCACCAACGTCAGCAATAGGTTCAATGGAAGCCCACGCTTCTTCAGAGTTGGGGAGGAACGCCATCTCGTCAACAATAACGAGATATACGGATTCACCACGGGCAGGGTCATTGCCTGAAGGCAATGATTCAATAGATGACTCGTTAGAGAACGTCATCTTCAACTGGTTGTCAGACGTGATATCAGGACCACGTTCCTTCATCCATAGAGGGATGAATTTAAAACCATACTTAGACTTCTGCAACAACTTGGCAGCCTCTCGTTCAGTACGAGACAACATAACCACAAACCTGTCAGACCAAAAGAACGTCAACCAAAAAGCGTAGGCTGCACCAAGAGTAGAAAACCCAATCTGACGTGCCTTAAGAACCACGCTATATCTGTTAGAAAGCCAAGCACGAATAGTTTCTATTTGTGCTTCACGCATATCAAACTTGATACGACCACGCTCAGGATGTTTAATGTGCCAGTAATTATCACAAAAATATTGAAACGCTTCAACTAGATCATCTATAGAAGCGTCTTCGCCACCCTTGCACTTACGCCATTCCTTCTCATTGAGAAGTTCACTCAGATCCATTTTTCCTCATCTTAAGTGGCTCAGGATTATCTTCCTGACCACACACTGGACATTTCCACTTGCATGCTGCAGGTGGATACTCTTCACCACAAACAGGGCATTCAATTAACTCGGTCATACAACCCGCAGTTTGAGGCTCATACAATCCGCAGTTTACGAGACTCCTGCTCACGAGAAGCAACAGCAGAAATAAGATCATCTAACTCTTTATCAGACAGTTCAGCAGTTGACTTCTCGGACTTAACAGTAAGAGTAGGGGGAGACATCCGATTGGTGGCTTGCAGATACAGTTGTGCTGCCCGTATGTCGCCGCCAATTGCCTGATTGTACAAAGTATCAAGAAGGCGCTGCGAACGCTCAGGAGAGCCTTGAATGTCCTCTACCTTGGAAGCCCAAGTCTTCTTAAAAACTTCCTTCTTTTCCCAACGACGCAAAGTGACCACGTTCACTCCGATGGAGTCGGCATACTTTTCTTTGCTTGAAGGGACGCGTTCAGAAGGGGGCGTACACAGCCAACCTATGTAAGATTCTTGGCGCGCATCCAGCACATTTTCTTCAATACTCATCAAATACAGGCAACTTCGTTACCTGTTTAGTGAGGTAACGGGTAACGCTTAGGTTAGGGGCTTATGGTTATCAACGAGTGCTACCGCAGGGACGCACTCGTTGATCTATAACTAGTACTAGTTGCGACGACAGGAGCAAATATGCCACAAGTAGGAAACAAGAAATTCCCTTATACTGCTAAGGGTAAGGCAGCAGCCAAAAAGGCTGCAGCCAAGTCAGGTATGAAGGTACAATCTAAAACAAAGAAGTACTAATGGCGACGACAAGGAAGAAGTGATGGCATCTAGCAAAGATCCCCGTCTAGCACGAGCAGGTGTAGCAGGTTACAACAAACCCAAGCGTACCCCTGACCATCCTAAGAAGTCACATATTGTCGTGGCTAAATCAGGTGCTCAAGTTAAAACTATCCGCTTTGGTGAACAAGGTGCATCCACTGCAGGTAAACCCAAGGCAGGAGAATCTGATCGCATGACCAAGAAACGTGCCTCCTTTAAGGCACGTCATGCTTCCAACATTGCTAAAGGACCAATGTCCGCAGCGTACTGGGCAGACAAAGTAAAATGGTAAAAAAAGAAGCACCACAAATACCACCCCTAGTAGAAATCTTTTGGGAAGATCACTACAGCATGGGTGACGACTGGCACGAACCCGATGCCAAACACGAACCATGTGTCCTCTCAGCAGTAGGTTACCTTGTCGCAGAAAACGACCAGTACTACTGGGTCGCTTGTACCTACGAACTCGCCACAGGGAACTACAGCGCAGGGACAGCAGTCCTTAAGAACTGCGTCACCTACTTTAATGAGCATTCCCCAGCCCGTAAAATACATTAAAAACATATTCTGACCTGCAGACAGCGTACTTAGAAACAACACAATACCCCCACTGTGACCATCGTCACATAAGTATATAAACCTATCACGATTCGGCTACGCCCTGAGGGACTCTTTGGCGAATGGGTACGTACACCCCCCCATGCACCCCTCCACATGCACATGCACAGGGTGAACCCTGTTGATCGCCAATAGAACTAGGACTGTTTCCCGATTCCGTCCGCCACGGAACTAGTGTCCTGAACAAACGAGGGACACGAAAGGTGAAACTAATCGGAGTAGGTCAAGGGTATAACCATATGCCTACGCCATTTAATTTCAAATTAAATTACAAACAGAATAGGACGGTCATCATGACTACTATCCGATCAAACTCACTCTTTGCCCAAGTGGCGACAGACAGTGCTGAAGCCTTTTGCGAGGCTAACGCTATCCTGAGTGTTATCTATCTTCGTCTAGCGGACGCTAAGCCTGCTACGACTAAGTGTGATGAGGCTTATGGTTTGTTGCCGAAGAGTATGCGTAACAGTGTGACTTCTGTATCCTTTGGGGTGCAAATGTCTAATGCTGCTCGTGTTCTTCGTGATTTCGCTGGTGCTCAAAAGGAGGGACGCTTGGCAGCCTATAAGGACGCTGAATCGTTCGTCGTGAAGCACAAGAGTCTCACTAAGGCTATCCATGAACTTAATCCTACGGTTAAGGCTCAGGCGGATAAGGCTCTTAAGGCGAAGAATGCTACCCCTAAGACGGTTACTGTCTCAACGGATGGCGAGAAGGACGTCACGGTTAATTCTACCGTGGATAAATTCGCCCATACTTGCGAGTCTGTCGCTAAGTGGAGCATTGAAGAGAAGAAGGCGCTTGCCCTATGGCTTGAGGCTGAGATCTCTAAGAGTACGACCAAAGCGACCGTGAACGCTTAATTCACGTGGGCTTGGTCGCCGTTTAATTTGAAATTAAACGGCGACAAGTACCCCTAATCGTATGGGGCTAGTCCACTGCGCAACAATGCGCTATTACATAACATTAAAAGGAGCAGACTATGTCTGAGCACGATTACGATTACGTTGATGATGCATGGCTTGACTATGTTGAAGATCAGATTGAGTCTAAGGGCTTTATT